AATGCAAAATTAATCGATAGTGAATTTTTAAAATTTAGAAGAAAATTAATGAGGGAAGAGTATGGCAGTAGAGAAGAACCCAAGCGAAGAGAAGACGAAAGACAACATAATAAAGCTAGACCTAGAAAAAGAAAATAGGTCAGATAATGTAAACTTTGAACTTGACCCTGAAACAGGTGAGTTAGAAGTTGAGTTTGGTTCTGATATGTCATTAGAGTCTGAAGAGGAAGAAGAGGGAACTTTTTATGAAAACCTTGCAGAACAAATGGATGAAGAAGATTTACAGGACATTGCCACAAATGTAATAGAAAAATATGATGCAGACAAATCTTCTAGGTCAGAATGGGAGTCAATGTTTGAGAGAGGGTTTGACTTACTTGGATTAAAGCTTGAAGACACTACAGAACCTTTTGAGGGTGCAGCAACTGCAGTACATCCATTACTTATTGAATCAGCAGTTAAGTTTCAGAGTAAAGCAAGTGGAGAATTATTTCCGTCAAAAGGACCAGTTAAAGTACAGATACTAGGAAACATTACAGAGTCTAGGCAAAAACAGGCAAACAGAGTTCAGAACTTTATGAACTATCAGGTATCAGAACAAATGCCTGAGTATTTTGATGAAACAGAAAGAATGTTGTTTCACTTGCCACTCCTAGGGTCTGCAATTAAAAAGATATACTATGATGATTCACTAGATAGACCTGTTAGTGAATTTGTTCCTATTGACCAGTTCTATGTATCCTACTATGCAACTGATTTAAGAAGGGCAGATAGGTATACTCATATTCTTTATAGAAGTCCTATAGAACTTGCAAGACAGATAAATGCAGGTATGTATGCAGATATAGATTTACCAGACCCTGAATTACCAAAGCAATCTGCAATGGCAGAAAAAATGGACACAGTATTAGGATTAACTCCTTCTACTGAAAGCGACCCTCAATATACACTACTAGAACAACACTGTTATCTAGAAATAGAAGACTATGATACTGCCTGTCCTTATATTGTAACTATAGAAGAGCAGTCACAAAAGGTATTATCTATTAGAAGAAACTGGAATGAAGATGACAAAACAAAACAAAAGAAAATGTTTTTTACTCATTACAGATTTGTACCGGGATTTGGTTTTTATGGATTAGGTCTTATACATTTCTTAGGTAACCTTACAATGTCTGCAACTGCAGCAATGAGAAGTTTAATTGATGCAGGTCAGTTTGCAAACTTACAAGGTGGCTTTAAGGCAAAAGGTGTAAAGGTAGTAGGAGATAATGACCCTATTGCACCGGGAGAGTTTAAGGAAGTAGAAGCCACAGGTATGGATTTAAATAAATCTATTGTAATGTTTCCATACAAAGAACCTTCTAGAACTTTATTTGAAATGATGCAGTTTGTAGCAGGTGCAGGTCAGAAGTTTGCAGATAGTACAGAGCAGATAATAAGTGAAGGCTCTAATTATGGTCCTGTAGGTACAACTATGGCACTACTAGAAGCTTCAAGTAAATTCTTTTCTGCAATACATAAGAGACTACATAAGGCACAAAAAGAAGAGTTTAAAATACTTGCACGAATAGATTCAGAAAGTTTACCTCAAAGGTATCCATATGATGTACCGGGTGAATCTTCAGAAGTATTTAGAATGGATTTTGATAAGAGAATTGACATTATTCCTGTAAGTGACCCTAACATTCCGTCATCTGCACATAGGTTAATGATGACAAACATGGCAATGCAGTTAGCACAGAATGCACCTCCGGGTATGTTTAATATGGAAGAGTTAAATAGAACTGTTCTTCAAGCAGCAAATATTCCTAATCTAGAAAACATATTACCAGAGAAACCTAAACCAATGCCACTTGACCCTGTTACAGATATTGAAGCAGCAACTAAGGGTTTACCTATTAAGGCATTTACAGGACAAAACCATGATGCACATATTCAAATAAAGAGTATGTTTCTACAAGACCCTGCTAATGGTGGTAATCCTCTTATGCAAAGAGTAAGTCCAATACTTCAGGCAAATATTCAGGAACATATTGTAATGAAATATGAAGAGCAGGTTAATGGAGTTACAAGGTCAATGATGGCACAGATGCCACAGGGAGACCCTAGTATACAAGACCCTAAAGTTGTAGAGCAGATAATGGCAAAGGCTGCTCAACAAGTAATGATGGCAAATCAGGCACAGGCTCAACAAGGTGGAAGTCCTGAACAACAAATGGTACAGATAGAAGGTCAAAGACTTGCAATAGAAAAAGAAAAGATACAGGCACAACTTGCAAAAGAAGCTTCTGAAGGTGCATTAAAGAATAGAGACCTTGACTTAAAAGAACAGAAGATTGCCCTTGATGCTTATAAAGTAGGAGCAGAAGGTTTACTTAAAGCAGAAGAAAAAGATAAGGACAGAAATACACAACAGGCAATGAATGCAGTTAAAATGCTTGTTGAAATGATAAAGCAAGGTGATGATATTCAAAGTGCAGAAACTATAAAAACTTCCGATGTATTAATTAAAATGTTAGAAGATGCTAAAAAAGAAAGAAAATAAATGCTATCAGACGAAATAAGTAAAGCATTAGAAAAAGAAATACATATAATAAAAAATTCTCTTGCAAACGGGTCAGCTTCCGATTATAGTACATATATGAACTGCGTAGGTCGCATTGCAGGTATTGAATGGGCAAAGGCAGAGATTAAAAGCTTAACTAAAAAAATATTAGATGAAGAGGATGACTAATGCAACAACCAAGTATGGGTGGAGCTACTAAGAATGACAAGTGGATAACTGAGGAACATGCAGAAGACCCTGCAGTACTACCTCATATTCCGGGATTCCACATTCTTGTAAGACCTATATCCGTAAAAGAAAAAACAAAAGGTGGGTTATACTTACCTGACTCTGTACAAAATGATATATCTTACTTAACTACAGTAGGTAAAGTTTTGGTTGTAGGTGCAGATGCCTATATAGACCAAGATAAATTTCCTAATGGTCCTTGGTGTAAAGAAGGAGAGTATGTATGTTATGGTAAACATTCAGGTCAAAAGTTTTTTTACAAAGGAGTAAAACTAATTTTGTTATATGATGACCAAATTTCTATGGTAGTAGATAATCCTAAAGATTTAGACCCTACATATAACTTAACAAATTAATTTAGTACTTGCCCTTGCAAAGTAAATTAAATTAATATATAATAAAAAATATGCGTAAACTTAGTTTCGCAAACTATGGAGAAATACATGACACCCGATAATGAGTGGTCTACGATTGATACTTCACAATCGCAAAACAAAGAAGAAGATAAGGTAGAGTTTGAAATAGAAGGACAAGAAGAAGTTGTAGAAGAAAAACCACAACAACCTGAAATTGAAACAAAACCTGAAACAGAAGAAGTTATACCTGAAAAAAAACCTGAAGCAAATTCTTCAGGAGCAGAAAAAAGAATAAGACAATTAGTTCGTCAGAAAAAAGAACGAGAGGAACAAATTGAAGAACTTATTTCAAGACAGGCTAAACTAGAAGAGAAGTTAAAGTCTCAGCAAAAAGATGCAGAAACTTCTTTTACTAAAAATTTTGAAACGACTGAAGAGCAAATTAAAAGTCGTATTGAAATGGCAAAGGATGTTTACAAACAGGCAATAGAGTCAGGTGACTCTGCTTTAATTGTAAATGCACAGGAAAATTTAAGTAATGCTCAGAATGATGCTAATGCTTTAAAGATTGCAAAGCAACAGTATGATTCTCAAAAACCTGTAGTTCCTGAAGTAAAAGAAACAGTTAAGCCTACTGCACAAACTCAACCAAGTGTTAAGTATGATAAACTTGCATTAGATTGGGCAGGTAAAAATCCTTGGTTTGGTAAAGACCAAATAATGACTACGTTAGCATTAGAGATAGACCAAACATTAAAAGGAGAGGGTTATGACCCTTCTGAAGAAGATTTTTATAGTGAAATAAATAACAGGCTTCGTCAACAATATCCCGAAAGGTTTGAAGTTGACAATCGTCAGCAGGAAACGACATCTCCTGCTCAAGTAGTCGGAGGAGCATCACGCACTCCTTCATCCTCGTCTAAAGGTAAGAAAGTTAAATTATCAAAAGAAGATATGAGACTTGCTGAAAAATGGGGAATACCTCTTGAACAATACGCTGCAGAAAAACTCAAGGTTGAAAAATCTGAGGGTGATTATACTACAGTTTACAATAAATAGTGTGGGGAAATTAAAATGACACGAACAAGTACAATGGCTAAATCACGTAATATTGAAAGTCGTGACCTCAATAACAGAGAACAGGACATGGAATTTAGAGAGCCTAATATGCTCGATATACCTGAAGCTGTTCATAATCGTTTTAAAAACGAGGGCATGGCTCTTCGTTGGATTCGTATAAATCTTCGTGGAAAGGATGATTATACAAATGTTGGCAAACGTATACAAGAAGGCTGGCAATTTGTAGCTGTTAATGAAGTTCCTGAAATTCAACATACATCTTTCGTGAGAGATGAAGGTCGGTATACTGGTGCAGTCTGTCGTGGAGACTTAGCATTAGCAAAAATGCCATTACAAAAAGCAGAGAATCGACAAAAATATTATGAGAATCAAAGTTCAGAAATGGTTGATGCAGTTAATCAACAGTTAATGAATGGGAATAATTCTCGTATGCCTATTAGAAATAATAGTAAAAGTCAAGTTACTAAGGGCAAGACTCCTAGATTTCAAGATTAATCTAGTATTGTTGTCTTAGTAGTTAATTTTAATTTAAGGGAGAAAAACGAATGACTACAAGCGCAGCACCGTTTGGCTTCTCACCATCTCGTAAACGTGGTAATAACCCCAATGCGATTGGAACTAATGAATATCCTATAGCTTCAGGTTACGCAGCAAATATTTTTACTGGTGATTTAGTAAGAATAAATGCAGGTAATTTGCAAACTGTTACTGATACTAATGAAATAGTACAGGGTGTATTCATGGGTTGCAGATATGTTGAGAATGGCGAACAAAAATTTAAATCATACTTTCCTTCAGGTACATCAGTTACTGATGCATTTGGAATAGTGTGTGATGACCCCAATCAAGTTTTTGAAGTACAGGCAGATGCATCTGTTACTGCAGGAGACTTGTTTGGTTCGCAGAACTTTGGAGTAGTTTTAGGAGCAGGGTCTACATTTACAGGTAAATCTGGACATAGTATAGATGCTTCAACTAGAACTTCAGGCATTGCAATGGTACGTACACTAGATTCTGTAAACGAACCGGGTAACCAAGTTGCTGTTGGTACTGAAAGAGCATTTTTAAAAGTAAATGCAAGATTAGTACAACATACAGATAACTTTTTTACTACTATTGTTTCTGTGCCTACTACTATAACTGCATATTTACTAAACGGATAAGGGGAGATTAAACTATGGCTATAAATAGAGCAAGTATCTCAAAAGAACTTCTTCCCGGACTTAATGCAGTTTTTGGCATGGAGTATGGAGAAGTATCTGATGAGCATAAGCCTTTGTTTGAGACTGAAAACTCAGATAGAGCATTTGAAGAAGAAGTATTATTTACAGGATTTGGCACTGCACCTACTAAAGCAGAAGGTGCTGCAGTTTCCTTTGATGATGCTCAAGAGTCTTTCACTTCAAGGTATACGCATGAGACAGTTGCACTGGCTTTTGCAATTACTGAAGAAGCAATGGAAGATAACCTTTACGATACATTTGCAAAATTAAGAGCAAAAGGATTAGCAAGAGCAATGGCTAATACTAAGCAAGTTAAAGCTGCAGACGTATTTAATAATGGTTTTAATTCAACTTTTGCAGGTGGAGATGGTCAGCAATTATTTTCTGCATCACATCCAACTATAGGAGATGGAAGTCAATCAAACACTTTAGGAGCAACTGACTTATCAGAAGCTTCACTAGAGTCTTCATTGATTACTATATCTAAAGCAAAAGACGATAGAGGTATTTTGATAGGTCTTCAGACTCAATCATTACATATACCTTCAGACTTGGCATTTACTGCAGACCAAATTCTGAACAGTACTATGTCAACTACTATCGGGGTTAATCCAACTACTGCTGCAAATGGTGCAACAAATGTTAACGACATTAACTCAATCAGAAATCAGGGCATGGTTCCGGGTGGATTCTTTGTAAATAGAAGATTTACCGATACTAATGCATGGTTCTTAAAGACTGATTGTCCTAATGGAGCTAAGATGTTTGTACGTTCACCACTGCAGACTAAAATGGAGCCAGACTTTGATACAGGCAATGTAAGATTTAAAGCTAGAGAAAGATATAGCTTTGGATTTTCTGACTGGAGAAGTTACTATGGAGCTTCAGGTTCATCCTAATAGATAGCTTTAAGTTATTAATTTAGAAAAAAAGGGAGGGATAGGCTTTGCATCCTTCCCTATTTTTTTGTATAATAAATATATTAAGGAGAATTAAATGACAACGAATATAAGAGTAGGAGCAGTCACAGGAAGTGGAGCAGTATTAGATACTCTCTCAAGTGTGGCAGTTGCAGATACAAGAATAAGAAGTATTTACTATAGTGGTGTTGGAACATTTCTTATTACAGGAAGTCAGACAGATGAAAATGGCAGTACTTCAGGAAGTAATATAAAATTTGTTGGAACTACAAATGTAGATGCAGGAGACATATATATACCTGATAATGGTATAAGAATGATAGGACCAGTTAAAGTTTCTGCACCTACTTCAGGTAGTACTGTGACAGTTTTCTATGGCTAATTATACTTACCTAGTAAACGACTTAATAGAAAGTACAGAGAATGATAACTCTGACTTTGAAACTGCTATACCTCGAATGGTTAATAAGGCAGAGTTAAGATTGACTACAGACTTAGATGACTATGGTTTAGTTACATATACATCTGTAGCAGTTTCAAGTGGTAAGAATATAATTACTCTTCCTGCAGGAACAAGAATAGTAAAGAATATAAATATAAATAATGCAGGAACAAAAATAAATTTAGTACAAAGAACAGATGAATTTATTAATGACTATTGGTCAGTGAGTGCAAGTACAGGAACACCTGAGTATTATGCAAGAAGAAACAACACAACTATTCTTATTGCACCTACTGCAGTTTCAACTGTAGATGGTATTGTTGCACACATATCAAGACCTGTTACACTTGCATCTGCAACTCCTACTAATTACTTTTCAGATTTTTGTTACAATGCATTGTATAATGCATCTATGATAGAAGCTTTATTGTTTATGAAAAACTATGAAGCAATAGGTGTATATGAATCAAGATATAAAGAGTCTGTGGCTGCTCTTAGAAATCAGGCAAGAAGAACTAGAAGAGATGACATGGAAGCACCTGCAAGTCCTGCAGGAGGTGACAACATAATTACACAAGGGGGATTGTAA